CCAGGTCAAAAAGCTGGTCGCCGCTGGCAAGCTCGAGACGCGTGAAGGCGAGCGCGGCGAGAAGCTGATCGACCCGGCCGCGTTCGCCCGCGCGCTCGGTGAGATCGCCGACCCGGTGAAGGTGCAGGCGGCCGCCACCGCGCGCCACTTCCGCGCGCCGGAGTCGCCCGCGGGCGCAACAAAGCCGCAGCCCGGCGCAACGGCGGCGCCGTCCGGCGCCGAGCCGACGCTCAGTGGCGCGCAGCTGCAGAAAATCCATTACGAGGCCGAGCTGAAGAAGCTCGACCTCGCCGAGCGCCGCGGCCTGATCGTGCCGATCGCCGATGTCATCGCCGCCTTGCGCGCCGCGGGCGACGCGGCGGTGCAGCTAATCGACCGGTTGCCGCTGCGCTCCGCGGATCTGACGGAAGCCGTCGGCGCCAACGGCGAAGCCGGCGCCCGCGCACTGCTCAAGACAATCGCCTTCGAATTGCGCACCGGCCTGGCCGAGGCCTTCGCCAAGCTCGAGACACAGGGCAAAGCCGAGGAAGCCGCCGGACCGCTCGCCGCGGATCTGCCGGACGAGGCGGACCAGGCCGACCAGGCGCCATGAGGCTCGAATACATCCACTCGGCGCGCGCCATCGTCGGCGGCACGCTCGCCGCCCACTTCGCGCCGGCGGCGCCGATCGCGCCATCGGCCTGGGCGGCCGAATTTGCGGTGCTGCCGGACGGCGAATATGCCGGCGAGAAGATCGACCTGCGCCGCACGCCGCACATTGTCGAGCCGCTGGACATGCTCGGGCCGGACGCGCCGGTCAACGAAATCGCGGTGATGAAGTCGGGACAGACCGCCTTCACCACCATGCTCTTATGCGCCATTGGCCATTCGATCGACCGCGACCCTTGCGACATGGTGGTGGTGCAGCCCACCGACGTGGCGCTGCGCAAGTTCAATTCGATCAAGCTCGGCCGCATGATCGAACTGACCGCGCCGCTCCGCGACAAGGTCTATCCGCAGTCGTCGCGCTCGGCCGCCGGCTCGACCACCTACGAAAAGAGATTTCCGCGCGGCTCGTTGTCGCTGCTGCTCGCCTCCTCGCCGGCAAACCTGCGCATGCTGACGGCGAAGAAGGCGCTGTGCGACGAGGTCGACGAATACGAGGATGACCTCGACGGCCAGGGCGATCCGCTCTCGCTGGTCGCCCGCGGGCAAAAATCGTTCAAGGCCTCGGGCACCTGGAAACGCGCCTACGTCTCGACGCCGGTCATCCAGGACGCCTCGAAGATCGAGGAAAAACACGCCGCCGGCGACCAGCGCCGCTGGCACGTCGACTGCCCGCACTGCAAAGAGCGCATCGTGCTGGAGTGGAATGCGCCTTATGATCCGACGACGCACGGGCTCAAATTCAAGAAGACCTTCCCGCACCAGGCCTATTACGTCGCGCGATGCTGCGGCGGCGTCATCGAGAGCGCGCAGAAGGTCGCCGTCTACCGCACCGGCCGATGGGTTGCGACCGCGCCGGGCCCGGGCAAATATCCGTCCTATCACTTCGATGAGCTCTCGGCGCCGTTCTCCACCTGGGACGGCATCGCCGCGGATTACGTCGCCGCCGGCAACGACCCGGCCAAGCTGAAGACCTTCTGGAATCTCACGCTGGGCTTACCCTTCAACGTCGCCGTCGATGCACCGGACTACGAGCTGCTGATGCAGCGGCGCGAGGATTATCCGCCCGAGGTGATTCCGCCCGGTGCGCTCCTCGTCAACGTCTCGGCCGACGTGCAGATGCGCGGCATCTATGTCGAGGTGGTGGCGTTCGCACCCGATCAGCAGAGCTGGACCATCTTCGCCGATTATCTCGACGGCTCGACCACCGAAGTCGACGCCGGCGCCTTCGCCGAGCTCACAAAGCTCTACGAGCGCGAGTGGCCCGACACCAACGGCCGCAAATTCCGCGCCGACGAGTTCCTGATCGACTCCGGCTATCGCACCGACGTCGTCTACGAGTGGACGCGGCGGCATCCCGGCACCAGGGCGACCAAGGGCGACGACGGCTGGTCGAAAGTGCCGCTCGGGATCGCCACCGACCAGGACATCGATTACCGCGGCCGCAAGATCAAAGGCGGCGCCAAGCTCCGCCTGATGGGCACTTGGCCGCTGAAATCGAAATTCTATACCTACGCGGCGCTGATGCCGATCGCCGACGGCGCCGGCCTCACGTTCCCACCGGGCTTCTGCCACTTCGGCCGCTTCCTCGACGAGAACTACTTCAAGCAGATCACCTCGGAATATCTCGAGGACGGTGTGTTCCGCGGCCGCAAGCGCAAGACCTGGAAGCAGCGGCCGCACCGCGACAATCACTTCCTCGACTGCCGCGTCGGCAACATCGCCGGCGCGCACGCCTATTTCACGAGCTTCAAGGCCGACGATTGGGCCGCGCGCGCGATCGAGCGGGGCGTGAGCGCCGAGGAGCTACCGGCGGAGGCGCCGGCGCCGGCGGCAAATGCGGGCGAACAAAAAAGCTATTTCGAGCAGCTCGCGTCATTGAACAAGGGGCTGTGAGCGATGACGTTCACTCCGGAGATCGTCGAGCGCCTGCGCCAGGCCGAGAACGCACTGCACCGGCTGCAGATCGGCGAGGCGTTCGTCAGCGTGCGCTTGAGCGACGGGTCATCGACCGAGTTTACCCCGCCGAAGATCAACGAGCTGCGCGCTTACGTCGATCTGCTGCGCGACCAGCTTCACGGCCGCGACCGGCGCCGCGGCGCGATCAACGTGGTGTTTTGAAATGACGCGCAAAGAACGGCGTGCGCTCGCGCGCGGCGCAAAAGCATCGCTGGAAATCGTGCCGCTCGCCCAAGCGTTCGGCACGCCGGCCGCGCAGCTCGCCGCGGATCTGGCGAAAGTGGATTACGCGTCGCCGGCGCGCGCAGGTCTCGCCGTCGTCAGCCGCAGTTACGACGAGCATGGCGAACTGGTCAGCGGGAGTTAGAGACCGGTGAGTGCTTCGCCTGCTCCGATCCAGCCCTCGGGCCTGAGTTTTTGGGCGCGGGCACGCGCGCGCATCGACACGCTGTGGGGCCCCACCGAGGCCACCGAGCGCCCCGAGGGTGCCTTCCCCGCGGTCTACAAGGGCGCCAGCCTCGACTATCAGGAAACCTACGCCTGGCGGCCGCCGCTCACCTCGGCCGAGAGCGCGACCCTCTATGACCGCGTCTGGGCCAACAGTCGCGCCGACGATCTCGCGCGCAACAATCCGCATGCCGCCGCCGGCATCATGCGGCTGGTCGACATGCTGGTCGGCGCCGGCATCCGGCTGGCGCCGCGGCCCGATGCCCACGCGCTCGGCGTCGATACCGCAAACCGCTCCGGCCGCGACATCATCAAAAAACTCGCCGCCTCGCTCAAGAGCGAGTGGGCGCTGTTCGCCAACGATCCGCGGCGCTTCGCCGACGCACAGCGGCGCTATTCGCTCAACACGCTGTTCCGCCTGCAGGCGCGTACGACGGTGCGCCGCGGCGAGTCGACCGCTTACCTGACCTGGAAACCGCATCCGGCAGCACGCTATGCCACCTGCCTGCGCGTGATCGATCCCGACCGGCTCAGCAATCCGCTCGGCCAGGCCGACACGCTCTGGCTGCGCGGCGGCATTTCCTATGACGACGACGGCGTCCCGACCGCCTATCACGTCCGCAACGGTCATCCCTCCGACTGGTTCCGCTTCGCCCAGCTCCTGAAGTGGACCACCATCCCGCGCACCACCGAGGATGGCCGCCCGGTTTTCATCCACGCCATGGAGCCGGACCGCGAGGATCAGTCGCGCGCCATCACGCCGTTCGCGGCGCTGATGACCGGCTTGCGCATGATCGGCAAGTTTGCCGAGACCGAGATTGCCACTGCGACGACGAATGCGCTGTTCGCCGCCTTCGTACATTCCAACCTGCCGGTCGCCGACGCGACGCAGGCGTTCACGCCACAGGCCACCACCTTCGCCGACAAGCGGCACCTTTACTGGCGGCAGAATCCGGCGCGGCTCAACGGCGTTCGCATCCCGGTGTTGCCGATCGGCGACGAGATCAAGCTCAATACCGCGCCGCGCCAGACTACCGCTTTTGCCGCCTTCGAGACGGCATTCCTGCGCGCCATCGCTTCCGCGCTCGGCCTGTCCTACGAGCAGCTGGCGATGGACTGGACCAAGACGAATTATTCGTCCGCGCGCGCGGCGCTCAATGAGGTCTGGCGCCACATCGAATCGCTGTTCTCATCGTTCGTCGAGCAGGTCGTGGCGCCGGTCTATTACGCGGTGATCGAAGAGGCCTTCGACAAGCGCTACATCACCGCGCCCGCCGGCGCGCCGGATTTCTGGGATGTGCCCGGCGCCTATCTGTGCGCCCGCTGGATCGGCCCGTCGCGCGGCTACGTCGATCCGGTCAAGGAGGCGCAGGCCGCCGGCATCCGCATGGATCAGCTCACGTCCACGCTCGAGGCGGAATGCGCGCTCGCCGGCGAGGACTGGCTCGACGTGCTCGACCAGGCGGCGATCGAGAAAGACGAGCTCGCCGCGCGCGGCCTGATGCGCGCCATCTCCGCCCCCGGCCGCATCGCCACCGATCCGAGCGACGATCCCGAGGGAACGCCGGCGCCGGAAGACGTCACCAATGAGAAGCAAGCGGCATGAACCTGCGTCATCCCCGCATCGCCGCGCGCATCTTCAACACGCCGCTGATGGTCGACGCCGGCAAGGCGGTGGCCATCGTTGCCGGCATGGGCGGCCGGCTCATTGATGGCCAGCTCGTCATCGACGGCCCGGCCGCAATCGACCACGTCGCCTTCTCAGGCGGGCGTCCTTCGGAAAAGATGGGCCGGCTCGGCGATCCGATGGGAACGACGATCGAGGCGAGGGGCTACGGCGACAACATTCTGACCCGCTTCGGTCCGGTCGCGGTCATCGCGATCGAGGGCACGCTGGTACACAAGGGCGCCTGGCTCGACAGCAATTC